AGTCGAGATTACTTGTTTGTCTTTGCACCGTGTTCAACAATGAACGCGCGTTCAAATATACGAAAAAAGGTCGAGAAATCAATTAAGACAAGTGGTATATGAAAAGGTTTATAAATGTAACAAAGGAGGTTCGTCAGGAACTGGCGAAAGTGTTCAATGTGGGTGACCGCGCTGTGTGGAATGCCCTAAGTTATGACAAGGAGCGTGGTGAGACGGACCGTGCAAAGCGTATCCGCATGTTTGCCCTTCAGAAGGGTGGCATTGTGATGGTTGTATGCCCAGAGATGGAGACGCTTCATGATTCAGATGGCTACATGCGTCAGTATCTCCCTAATGATGTGATGCTTGAGTTCTCAAAGAAAGATGATGCAGGTTGCGACGTGTACCACAAGGGTGTGAAGGTTCGCCATTACGACAAGGTGATGGTGAGTGATATACCAGAGATTCAGAACTGGGCTGCAACATTGAGATAAGGAGGAGAAAGTATGGAGTACCACGATAACAGACTTTGCATCTCGATGCGGGAACTTGTGGACGGCGGTGTGATGACCGTATCCAACTACAAGCAGCTCTCCGCACGCGGTCGCATAGATGTAGTGCGTCGTGGTGGAGGCTCTTCCAAGAACTACGCGCTTATTGCCGTATGCAGTCTGCCCGATGCTTATCAGGACAAGCTCAAGGAGCTATATCCGGACCCGTCGCTTGAGGTGCTGCTTGCCTGGCTTGATGCCAACTACGAGGTGGACCAGGCAGCTGTTGCATATTTCAACGACTGGCGCAACCAGTGCGGACACGACCATGCTACTGATGCTCATGTGAAGGAGTATGTGACCAACGCCAGTGTGCTGAATGCTTGTATCAAGTTGTACAACAACGCCAAGGCGATACAGAAGACGATGGGCCAGAAGTATGACTGGAGCATGATGTCGCAAGCTGTGGAGGGCTACCGTATGAAGACCGGGCACACATTGCCGGCAAGTATGCTACGCTTCCGCAAGAAGGTGAACGAGTATCAGCGTGACGGCTACCAGTGTCTCATCAGCCGAAAGTTCGGTAACCAGACAAGCCGTAAGGTGGACTATAGGACTGAGCGTTTGATTCTGTCGATAGCCGTGTTACCCAACAAGCCGTTCAATACCAATGTATGGGAATTGTACAACTCGTTTGTGTGCGGTGAGCTGGACGTGTATGACCCAGAGACCGGTGAGCTTTTCGACGCAAGCGAGTGGACCGACAAGAACGGTGACCCGAAGTCGCTGAGCGAAAGCACCATCACCAACTATCTGAACAAGCCCAAGAACCGGCTGTTCATTGAGCACTCGCTTGACTCTTACACCACCTTCATGCACGAGCAGATGCCCCACGTTCACCGCCATGCGCCCGAGTTCTCGTTCTCAAAGATTTCATTCGATGACCGCGACCTCCCACGCAAGCTGAAGGATACCAAGGCAAGGCCGAAGGCATACTACGCCTACGATGTCACAAGCCAGTGCGTGGTGGGCTACGCCTACAACCGCAACAAGAACGTGGACTTAGTAGCCGACTGCTTCCGTTCGATGTTCCGACTGATAGAAAGCAAGGGCTGGGGCTGTCCGGCACAGGTTGAGGTGGAGAACCACTTGATGAGCCAGTGGAAAGAGAGTTTCCTGAAGGCAGGCGTATTGTTCCCATTCGTGCGCTTCTGCGCCCCGATGAACTCCCAAGAGAAATACGCTGAGCCGATGAACGGTGCCAAGAAACGCAGGGTGGAGCATCGGAACCACCTTGGCATCGGACGTTTCTACGCCAAGGACAGGCACTACCGCACGGAGGCCAAGAAGGTGTTTGACGAGAAGAATGACACCTACGAGGACAAACAGTACTACACATGGGAAGAACTGATTGCTGATGACATTCGCGACATCAAGGAGTTCAACAACACCCTCCACCCGAACCAGAAGAAATACCCCGGCATGACACGCTGGCAAGTGCTTGAAGCCAATATGAACCCAACGCTTCAGCCAATGGACAAATCGGTGTGGGCACGCTTCATCGGTGAGCACACAGAGACCTCCATACGCAGGAACAGCTACTGCAGGGTGGCGTATAAGGACTGGTGGTTGAGCAAGACAGAAGTGATGGAACGTCTCGATCCGAACAACTACAAGGTAGATGCCTACTATCTGACCGATGAGGACGGCAAGGCAACCGACGTTTATATCTTCCAGAACGACCGACTTATCGACAAGCTCGAGGACGTGGGTACGTTCAACACTGCCGATGCAGAGCAGACTGACGAGGACAAGGAGATATTCGTGAACCAGCAGAAGAAGATAGCAGCCTTCAACGCCTACGTGAAGAAGAACGCCATAGCAAGTGTGAGCATCTCCAAGGCTGAGCAGACCGCCCATGAAGAGGCTGCACCGCCGCCACCGCTTGAACTTCCACCGATGGAAAGCGAGCAGGAAATGGAAGTGATCTACCACATTTCTGACCCGTTGGCAGACTTATAGAACGGTATTAGAACAATATTAGCAAGCTGATTGTCGGCTGCGCTCGGTCAACTCCGAGCAAGCTCGGTTGACGCTCACTTGCACGACAATTAAAATAACGTACATGATAACGAATGAGAACAAGAAGCGGATACTGGAGGCTATAGCGACCAACCGCACGAACTATCCGAGCGATGCCAAGCACGCTGCTTCATTGGGCATCAGCACCTCGGTATATAGCGCCATCAAGAATGGTCAGACCGAGAAGGCACTGAGCGAAGCCAACTGGATAACCATCGCCCGAAGACTGGGTGTGAACCTCAAAGGAGGCATTGAATGGAAGCCAGCACGCACCGCCACCTTCGAATATATCACCAAGCAGCTGGAGTTCAGCCAACAGAGCGGACTGAGTGCGATACTTTGTGATATACCCAACATTGGCAAGACATTCACGGCCCGCTATTATGTGCAGTGCCACCGCAATGCCATCTATGTGGATTGCTCACAAGTGAAGACTAAACTGAAGCTGGTGCGCAAGATAGCCACTGAGTTCGGTGTGGGCAGCAACGGAAGATACAGCGACGTGTACGAGGATTTGGTGTATTACTTGCGCTCAATCGACACCCCACTCATCATTCTGGACGAGGCAGGCGACTTGCAGTATGAGGCATTTTTGGAACTCAAAGCCTTGTGGAACGCTACAGAAAGGTGCTGCGCCTGGTATATGATGGGTGCGGACGGACTGAAAGCCAAGATCAACCGCTCCATTGAGTGCAAGAAAGTGGGTTATACCGAGATGCTCAGCCGATACGGTGACCGCTACTCGAAGGTAACGCCCGACGACTGCAAGGAGCGTGAGAAGTTTTTGCAAGACCAGGCGAGCGTGGTGGCAAAGGTGAACGCCCCTGAAGGTGCGGATATTGGAAGTTTGGTGCGCAAGACGGGTGGAAGGCTGAGACGCGTTTACACGGAAATAGAGAAACTGAAACGTGTGCAGGCATGATGATCGATGAATACAAAGAGGGCGACACCATTCAAATCCTCATAGCTGGCAGCCATATTGGGGCTGTGATGGAGGATTGGTTAGAAAGCCGCCGTGAGTGCGACATCAAGGTGCGCCGAGCCAAGACCAAGGGCTGTGTTGTGTTGGAAACCACAGACGTCATCTATGCTGCGCACATTGTGCAATGGTTTCCGAAAGTAAAAACGAATATAAAAAAGTAGTGATATGGCAAAGCGAGCATATAGCCCCAAGGACGTGGCGAATATCAAGTGTAAGGCACTACCATTTGAAGGACAATGGAAAGCAGTGTTCGGCCAGCCTGAAGAGGGCGACACCTGGTTCATCAGTGGTCCCAGTGCCAGTGGCAAGAGTTCGTTTGTGATGCAGTTTGCGAAGATGCTCTGCGGCATAGGCAGCGTGTTGTATGTGTCCTTGGAGGAGGGTGTTGGCTTGTCGATGCAACGACGGCTTGCCCAATTCAAGATGACTGACGTTCAAGGTTCGTTCCGCCTCATTACCGATGGCGACATCAAGGCATTGGAAGAACGCCTGGCGAAGCCCAAGAGTGCCAAGTTCATCATAGTGGACAGTTACCAGTACGCCTACGAAGCAGGGTGGGAATATTCACTGACCAAGGCGCTGATGGAACGTTTCAAGCGCAAGACCTTCATCTTTGTCAGCCAAGAGGACAAGGGCAAACCCATCGGAAAGCCTGCCATCAGGCTGAAATACGCTGCCGGCGTGAAGGTGCGGACGCAAGGCTTCAGAGCCTACTGTCAAGGACGCTATTCAGGCAACGTGAGCGAATATTACACCATCTGGGCGGAGAAAGCCGTGGAGGTATACAATGACACGAGTAAAGTATGAGCGAGCAACACATTCTGAAAATAGAGCCACCCCCATACTGTGTAAGTTCAGAGCGAATTATCAGCAAAGGCCACGAGTGTGGCTACTGCCACGGTACAGGTTCATTTGTATATGATGATCGTTGTGGTGATGATGTTGTAAAGGTCTGCCCCGTGTGTAAAGGAAAAGGTAAAATAGATGCCGTGATAGATATTACATGGCGACCGAGTGAAAATCCATAAGATATAAGAACAATGAAAGAAAAGAGTGTATTGGCCCAAATAGTTGCATGGCTCCGTGCAAGACGGGAGCAGCGCAGGGCGAGAAAATCGGCGCGTTACAGTGAGGAACTGAAGCGAGAGTCGGAGCGTGTGTTGCAAGTAAGAGAGTTTGATGGGAAGTTGTTCGTCTGCTATAACGAAGTACCGCTTTTGACCACTTGTATGTTGAAAGAGGGGTTGCCGATAGTTGTAGAAGCGGCACGCATGATGTATGTGGAATATTACAAGACCAAAGGCTTATGTCACAGGAAGTAAGCAATTTGGCACAGCCCAATTCGGATGCACCTCAGCAAAAGGAGCCAGCTCCATTGCATTCGGCTGTCACGAATTTCGTACGCTTCTATGGCATACTCAAAAAGAGCTACAAGTTTGCGACCAAGGAGCTGGGCGATGAGTTCAAGGAAGGCGTGGTCAGCCAATTCACCAATGGCCGTACGACATCGCTCAGGGAGATGACCCGTAAGGAGTACGACCTGATGTGCGACAAGCTCGAAGGTGCGACAGCCCAATTGCTGCGCAGCGCGAAGGACGAGCAGCGCAAGCATCGCAGCCGGTGCTTGAGGTTGATGCAGATGCTCGGCATAGACACAACAGACTGGACCCGCATCAACGCCTTTTGCCAGGATCAGCGTATTGCCGGCAAGGTGTTTTCGAAGCTAAGCAATGAGGAGTTGGAGCAGTTGTCGGTGAAGTTGCGCTCCATTCAGCGCAAGGGCGGTTTGAAACCTAAGAAAGAACCGACACCGGCCGTACAGCCACAAGTGGCATACATGATGTTACCAATAGGAAAAGGAGGTGAGGCATGAATGAGGAAGTGAAGCGTGTGATGGAGTACATTCATGGCATCGCCTACAGAGAACTCCAAGGTGACCAGTACATCGAATTTCTTGAGTGTATTGAATACGAGATAGACAAGGAACTTGAGGAAGGCGACTGGCCAGAACCTGAAGACGGCGAGTGATAAGTAATCATCAATCAAAAATGATGTAATGAGTATAAACATGACAGAAGCGATAAAAGACGTGCTGTGCTACGTGCGTAAGCGCACGGTAGACATGACGGAGGAGGACTACGAGTTGTTCCTTGCTCAATTAAAAGACGAGATATCCCAACTGCAGGCTCTTGCGGAATGGAAAGACGATAAGTAGGTATTAATAACCCCTTAAAAGATTTACAACAATGGCAAAAAGAGAAAAGAAAGTGATCATTACCGGTGTGACAAGAGAATCAGCCGATGAAGCGTTCGCAGCCTACGCCAAGGCAGACGCCCAGAGTGCAAAAATCACGGCAGACATAGAATTGCAGTGTGCGAAGATCCGTGAGAAGTATGCCAACAAGCTGGCAGAGCTGGAAGGTGAGAAGGAGAAAGCCTTTGACACGCTCCAGGCTTATGCTACGGAGAACCAGGCAGAGTTGTTCACCAAGAAGAAGAGCCTTGAGATGGCGCATGGCGTTATCGGCTTCCGCACGGGCACACCTAAGCTGAAGACCTTGAAAGGTTTTACCTGGGCAAGCGCCCTGCAGCTGGTGAAGGAGTTCCTGCCCAGCTATCTGCGCCAGACTGAGGAGATAGCCAAGGACAAGCTGCTTGCCGACCGCGAGGTGGAGGATATGGTTCCCCAGATGAACAAATGCGGTATCCAAGTGGTGCAGGACGAGACCTTCTACGTTGAACCCAAGAAAGAGGAGGGCGTATGATACTGGAAGTGGCGAAGATGCCGAAAGTGGCCTTGTGCCGTAAGTGTTACGGCACAGGCCGTCTCCACGACAAGGAGACAGGCAAAGAAAGCACATGTGACCAATGTGAGGGAACGGGCAGAGTAACCGTCAGCGCAAAGATGAGATATGACATTCGTCCCTACAAGGAAAAACAGAAATAGTAACCAATAGCAAGCATGGCAAAGCGCAGCGGAGTAAGTTATCAGAAACGTGTGGAAGAAGTAAACAGGATATATGACCGAGAAGCCAAGCGGGGAGTTCCCAACCGCGAGATATGGCGACGGTACATATACCCTGTTTATGGCGTGTCAGAACGGACGTTCTATAATATGCTCAAAGCGAGCGCCGAGCCACGCAACACCATAGCTGACGAAACCCGTCAGCTTTTGCTGTTTAAGGACGAGGACTGGACATGAGTGTGGAAAAAGGAATACAGCGAGTCATCAGAAACATACTGAAAGACATTCGTATCGACCTTGGCGATGAGTTTGACAAGAACTTTGATCGTCAGGCTTTCTTCAGCGAGCAATGGGAACGTCGTAAAAGTCCGCTACGCCCTGGACGCGCCATTTTGGTAGATACGGGTAAACTGCGCCAGAGCATACGCAGCCGAAGCACAGACACGAGCATTCGTTTTTTCAGTGATTTGCCCTACGCTGGCATTCATAATGAAGGTGGTGAAATCAAGGTGACGCGCAAGATGAAGAGTTACTTCTGGCACAAGTACTACGAGTCCACCGGCTCGTTCGGCCGCAAGAAGAACGGTGAGAGACGGAACGACAAGCGCACCATTCAATTAAGCACGGAGGCAGAGTTTTGGAAATGTATGGCTCTGATGAAAGTCGGGCAAAGCATCACGATACCCAAGCGCCAATTTCTCGGTTCGTCGCCCGAAGTGGAGAAAGCTGTGAAGGAGATTATCGAGGAGAATTTGGCAGAATATTTTGAACACGAATATAAATTGAAATGAGAGAGGAAAAGCCCGTGGAAATTTACGTTTTTGCGGACTTTTTGCTATATTTGCAGTGTGTTCAAAAAAGTACATCTATGACAGCAATTGTAGCCGTATTAAATAAACATGCCGTAGCGGTTGCCGCAGATAGCGCAGTGACAATGGGTAATACTCACAAGGTGGTGAATAGTGCGAATAAAATTTTTACACTATCCAAGTATCATCCTGTGGCTGTAATGACATATAATAGTGCAACTTTTATGGGTACGCCATGGGATATTATTATCAAAGAATACAGAAAACAGTTAAAAGACACGTGTTTTCCAACGGTAAAGGAGTATGTTGATGATTTTATAACATATTTGCACAATCGAAACTTCTTCTGTGATGAAAAGACGCAAAAATTGTGTATGGTTTCTATTCTTGATTCTTTTTTTGAATTATGTCGTAATGAGATTATTCGACAGGAATGCGTGGAATGTCCAACTGAAGAAAGCATCGTGCAGAAGCTGAATGAATGTTTGTTGAATAATAAAACTGCAGACAAATGTGTTGAATTTGCGTCGTATACATACGATGATTTTAAGAACTATGCAAATGTAGAGATTGATAATTATGCCCAACGCAAAGGATTTTCTAATGTTGAAGTTTTGTGTGAATCTTTTTTCTACTATTTAATAGCGAAGTTCTCAAAACCAATTTATACAGGTTTGGTATTCGTTGGTTATGGTGAATCAGAAATATATCCATCTCTTTATCCTTTGAATATTACACTTGGTATTGACAATCACTTGAAATATTATATTGATGAGAATAATGTGTCGCAGATAAATGAACATGGTCCAGAAGCGGTCATTGTACCATTTGCTCAAGTTGATGTTACACAAACTATAATTAGAGGTATAAATCCCTCTTTTCAAGATATTATTTATAATGTCATAGACAAGTCTATAAAGTCATATTCGAATGCGATAACTAATATATTAGACGGTAATCCTGCAACATCGGCTGTTTCCATTGCCGTTAAGGGACTTGATAAAGGCGCAATAATCAATGATATAACAACTCAGATAAATAGTGAAATGTATTCATTATATTCAAAGCCATTGATAGATACTGTAGTATTGCTTGATAAGGAAGATATGGCGAATATGGCAGAAAGTTTTATATCTTTGACATCACTTGTGCGCAGAATGCAACCAGGAGAGGAGACGGTTGGCGGTCCTGTTGATGTTGCTGTCATCTCCAAAGGTGATGGTTTTGTATGGATAAATAGGAAACATTATTTTAAGCCAGAGCTAAATGCTTCATTTTTTAGCAACTATTTTAATTAAGAAAGGAGTAGATTATGTATGGATCAATGATTAGTAGTTTTTCTCCTAACGCAAATTTAGAAGGCACATTGCTGACACGTGAACAAGTTGAAGAAATATCCGCTCGTATTTCAAAAAGTGTTTCAGATAATGTTGCGAAGCAATTAAGAAAGGCGATGGACTCTTCATCAAAAGAAAAAGAGGGCCATAAGGGATAATATAAGAGGGGCGCATCAGCGTCCCTCTTATATTATGTTGTTTTTCGAGGAGAATTTGGCAGAATATTTTGAGCACGAATATAAATTGAAATAAACATGGTAAGAAGTGAATTATACCAAGCAATGATTGAGGCCGCCACCAACCACAACCATGAGGATCTGCTGGAGAGTATCGATAGCTATGCGGTGAGATACCTGCGATAAGCCGCAAAAGAACGGCCAAAATAGAAGAATAGACTATTTCGGTACGAAAAGTTTTAATTATTATCAAAAAAGCGTGGTTTTCTGTCTTTGAACCACGCTTTTTTCGTATCTTTAGAGCGCGTTTGTCAATGAACGTATAAATGAACATAAGAAATGAACAGAGTAATATCGGTAGAAAGCGTTAGACGTGGCAATGCTGCAATTATGAGTGGCAAGCGTCATGGGATAAGTATGGATGCACATAATGTATCTGTACGTTGCAAGACTATGATGGGTAGCTATACCATGACATTCGAGCGCGAGCGAATTGTTAAGGCTGCTAATGAAGCTTTTGCTAAAATCATGAGATAATGGAGCGACAATTCAATTTCATATATACGAAACTTGTTCGAGCCGACGAAGACCTCGTTGGCTTGATTGCTTATGGCATATACAAGAAACACAAGATAGAGTTTATTGAGAAGATAAAAGCAGACACTGGTCATGCGCCAACAGAAGATGAGTGTCAGACATTCTATTCTACTTGCACGACAGACAGTCAGCTGGAGCATTACCGTATGCAAGCAGAAGCTATGCTGTCAGAGACTATATCAAGCATCGCACGTGAGGAACTGACTAATTATGAGCGAGACATGCACAAGAATTTCAAGAGTGAAATCAAGTCGTGCATCCCATCAAACTGGAGTTCTTTGGGATTTAGTGTTCTTGCTGGTCTTTTGTCTACGCTGCTTTTCTCGATTATTGCTGGTCTATTCTATTTTATTGGAGAGACATCAGATAAATCAACCCATGAAAAAGTAAAGTCTGCAATAGAAGAAGTGCAGGAATCGCCACAAGACAGTATTCAAGTAAAAAATAAATAAAGTTAAAGCCCCGACGGACAATTACCGCTGGGGCTTTCTTATGCCTTTAGAATGGGATTATAACGCCGTTAGGCGGCATCGGTGAAGGACATCACTAAATAATAGCTGCCTCTTTTCCCGACGCGGGACGCGTCGCCCCCATTAGTGCTAGCGTTTTGAGTTTCATATACGACACAGGCACCAGCACATTAAAGAGATGGCCGGACCTTCAGTATTAAAGAAAGTTCGACCATCTCTTTGTTTTATCTGAGCAGATAGCGTACAGCATAGTTGTCAATGCTCTCGAGGATTTCTTCGTGGTTATGATTGGTATTGGTTGAAGTTAATGCCATGCCGTTGAAATTATCTCCGCATAGTCCGTCAAGTGCTTTGTGTATTTTGTGGCTGATGTCGAACGCGGCATCGTATTGTCCTTCATTCCAGTCGGTGACGATGTGTATGCTGACGATGCCTTTACCCCGCTGCATGCCCCCTTGAAACGGTGCCCATTCGATGGTGGCAAATTCAACAAAGACAGCGGGTCGCTGCCAGCCGTCCTCCTGCTCGATGAACTCGACGTTGTGGTTCCATAGTTCGATGTGCTTCACTTCGGGTACATCGTTCGCCAATTTAGTTTTTATGGCGTTGAATAATTCCTTTCTCATTATTTTCCGTTTTTAGATTGTGTGAACTTTCTGTTGATGTATTTGACTCTGTTTCGGATTCGCAATGTTGCTACGTTGAGCGGATAATGTCCTCTTTTTTTTGAAGCTCTGATTTGTCCTTTTCTTACGGCCATTTGGAATTCATCGAAAGTGTATCCGTAATTGCGTTGCAGTCCCAAATAGACAATGTGTAAGGTGTCGATGAATGTGACAGGACGGTATATGTAAACCGAGCCAAGCACTGTCAGTATGGCTTTTGTTTCGATAGCGTATTGTACTTCCACTCCATCAATCATAATGCATTGCTTCATAGTTAGGTTTTCTTTAGAAATGGGATAATTTTGTTCGTTGTTGAAAGTTTAGAAATGAAACGTTATATCTTTGCATCTAAAAAAGATGTATATAGAATACCGTAAAAATGATAAGGATAGTTTTCTGAAAGCGATAATGTCAGAAAAAGACCGCGTGGCGCATCAACAAGAATCTTTAATTCGCCATTGTACCATGACAAGTGCAACGTTAATTGGTCTTGTAACAGTTTTTGGCGATACGTCTTCAGAATGTATGTTTCTTCGTGTTCTGACAGTATGCGGTGTTCTGTTTCTATTGTTGTCGGTTCTTGTAGGCGTGTGGTTCTGCTTTTGGTCAGTTTCAATGCTTTGCAAAGAACTGGAGAATGTGCAACTGCAATATCAAGCAAGGAATCCCCATCTCGAAGAATTACCCGTTTCGCCAGTTTACGGAATACTTGTGAAAGTTTTTCCCTGGCTGTTGAGCCTCGGTATTCTACTTTTGTCGGCAAGCATAGTGCTATCTTTACTGATTCGTTGAGAAAATCAGTGTTTTCTTCATCGTTGTATGATTTTTCTTCCATATTCTGTTGTGTTTTGGAAAAATGTTATTACCTTTGCATCGGATCATTCCTCGTAAGAGGTTTGGACCCCGAATTCAGGCAGACTTGATTATTCCAAGTCTGCCTGTCTTATTTTAAAGCCATTAGTAGCAATCTCATCGTAGGTGTAGGTTCTGTCCATACCATCGATGACCACCATTACGGTTTTTATATTTGTTCTTCTTACTCTGTCATTTAACGCATTGCTCAAATCGTCTAACGAAATATCAGAGTCAACAAATAAAACCAAGTCATCAGCCTGTTTTGCCCCTTTGCGGATTAGGGTGTCGATTGAGTTTTTTGTGGGAGTGGCGTTGACTTTGTACTCCTGCTCTATTCCTAACGTTTTATTGAAACTATCAGCTGAGGTTTCGTTCTGTAAGTTTGCGATGAGGTCGATTTCGTATCCATGTTTTTCTGCAAGATACCAACCCACCCTTACGTTTTCTTTTTTCTCTTTTTTTCCATGTTTTGAACTTACCCGTAACTTGCCATTTGATGTTTCACATTCGGAGAATGTTTCTGGTGCATTTTCTTTAGTCCTTGCCCAACATGAGCGTATGAGTCTACAAGCCTCGCACAACTCATTCTCTGGAACAAATCTCGCCAACTTGATTTTCCCCTTTGCTATGTTGCAGTCACGGCACCGACGAATGGTGTAAGGGTTGTAGTCGGGTACGGTCTTGTCTTCCTTTCCTGGATTGAAATGGAAGATACCCTTTGTGTCACGTTGAAGGGCTTCTTCGCCCAGTGCCATTGCCTCGTCGTGGGGTGTGGCAGGATATTTGGACTTGCGCACCTGGACTACTGTGCATCGGCAGTTCCACCCGTTTGGTGGATAGTATTCCTCCCAGAACGGGTCAGATGGCGGAAGCGTCACGCCGTTGAGGGCAGCGTGTTCGGGACGTACTTTGTCGTCATGCTGCGTGCGGTACTGCAGGTTGTATCGGTCGCCGTCCTGCGCGAACTGTTCCCACTTTGCAGCCATCTCCGCAGACGCCTGTACGAAGTTGTACTCGGCACGGAGGTAGCCCCGGTTGTATGTGTTGTCTATCTTTCGAACATCATTCAAAAATGCTTCGAACGTCTTTCTGTTGCCGTTAGAATCGAGCAATGACGGGAACGCCTCGTTGAGTTCGTGGAACGTTTTCATGCCCGAGAAGATGTAGTCAGACCGCTGGAGGCGCTTTCGCATGGCGTCAGACATCTCCACCTTTTGGAATGTAGAGTCGAGCGTTGCTGCATGGGTGGTGATAAAGTCCTGTGCCTTGTCAGAAGCAAGAATGCTAATGTCAAGGGTTGCACCATTCTGCTTGAAGAGTTCCGACATCATGCCCTCAAACTTCTTATGCAGTTCCTCTCGCAGTTCGTCTTTGATGGGCGAGGTAAGCGTCAGCGTGTCATCTTCAAGAATGGAGGCATAGCGTTGGTGCAGCCCTGCGTAATCAGCAGGGCCTAATCGAAAAAACTCGGACGGGCGTTTTTCGATTGCTTCTTCTTACCGTCCTCATCGTCCCCTCCTGTCGGTAGCATGGGCTGCGCATTGCGTCGTTCGCCTACGGGCATACTGTATTTCTCTGCAAAGTAAGACGGGTCCACTTCGTAGCGGTCGGCAACCATGGTTTCGTATGCCACCTGCTGCTCCGGTGTATAGTCCACCGCATCGTCCCATTCGAAGCGCAGCCCTTTGACGGGGAAGCCGTGCTTTACCATGCGTGGGATAAGCTGGTTGTTGACGATGTCGCGCAGCATGGTGCAGTCGCTTTCCACCAGGTTCTCGAACACCTCGAGGTGTGTTTCTGATTGTGAGAGGCTGCTGCCGTCCTCGATGGTCATTGTTTGTCCAATGATGAGCTTTGACAGTTCCGAGTTGGCCCGATCGATGCGTTTGTCATAGACATTGAAGGCATCGCCCTTGCCACTTTCGACGAATTCAATCTCGGTGTCCTGCCCAGCCACCATGTACTGGCTTGCTCCGGCCCCCTTGAGCATCTGTTCAAGTCGTCCCATCTCCTTGGGGTCGCGTGAGGTGGTGCGTGCGATACGCATCGGCATACCGAAGATTTCGCCGAAGGAATCCCAGAATGCCAACATGTTCTTCTTCGGAATGGTCTGCGTGGCCGCCTTCAGATACAGTCCGAGGTCGTCGGGGCGTCCGGCCTCAATGAGCCAGTCGGTGAAAGGTGCGGAGCGGTAGTCGATGCCCGTAGTCCAGTCCTGCCCGATTTGTTGAATGACACGGCCGTATTCAGGTATGACATGCTTGCGTGGAATGAGCTTCACGTCCGTATAGCAAGGACAGCCGTCGCCATCTGTGGTGATGTCGCCAAGTTCGATGAGCGAGTGCCCCCAGAGGTTTGCTGCAAGCGCGTATTCGAGCGTTTGCTTGAACCAAGCCTGGTCGAAATAGTGGTGTGCTTGGTCGTTTTTATTACCTTTTGCATCGACGAGTTTGAAAGACTTAGCCATGACGAATCCTACACGCTGGCGCACACAGCCCGACAGGTGAAGGTCAATATCCACGTCGCGGTATATGTCGTAGAGCCGTTGGCGGTTGGGGTTGTCCACATTTATAGCCATCTGCCAGGCGTTGCGCCAGTCGGCAATGTCCTTGCGTGTAAGCGCATCGGTGGTGCGTTGCAGTTCGATGACCATCTTGTTCATGCGCTTGCGGTCAGACGACTTTGCAAGGTTGAAGTCGCCATTTGGCGTGTGCAGTATATTTTGACTTCCCCCTCCGAACATACCGCTGAAAAAGTTCTTTATATCCATGGTGTTACCAGTTATGTCGTAATTGTTCCTGTGAACCGAATATGAGCAAGTCGCCGGTCGGTGTGCCGTCTTCGTTGATGGCGAGCGGCAGGTCGGGTATGATTTTTTCGGCTTGCACGCCTTCGAGCCACTTTATGGCACGCTCGTAGCGCTCCTTGCGTATTTCGCTGCCCATCTTTTGGGGCATGGCGGCAATCATGTGATAGAGCGCGATGTCGGCGGCATACATTACGACCAGCCGGTTGCGGTTTTCGCCTTCGGCCGAGAACACCGCTTCCGTGTCGTATTTTGGTCTGAGGTAGCCGGCAATTTCCTCGCAAGCCTCCAGTTCCGCATTGTCGCGTATCTCCTGCGATGCCTGCGACACGACCTTCAGCGCATTTTCGCCTATGACCACCCTGTAGTCCTCTTCCGTGATAAACATAGTCAGCCTCCTTCCTAATACGTCACATAAATGGCCCGACGCTCGATGTCGGCAACCTTTACCCCCTTACGGAAGCGGTGCTTGGCAACCATTTCGCGTATGGTGCGTTTGGGTACGACCTTGAGCGAGCCGTTGATGTAAATCACATAATACTTCATGCCAAGCAGCTTTGAGAGTTTGTTGGCTTTCTTGATGGCACGCTTGCACTGCCACCCCCAGATAATGTCCTTAATAAGTTGTATCATTTACTTTGTAGATTGCTGGCTGCACTTGGCATAGCCAAAATGAATTTTGTCTCTGCTCTCGTTTGCACACCAATTGTTACCAAATGTTTTTGGCGGTCGGTCTTTTGCCGAACACCGGTTTGAAACTTTCCTGTCTTGTATTGCGCTGGAGAATCCATATAGCGCCTTCATCAGCGTCAGGGGCATCGTCATGCACACGGCTGCCACGCTCCAACGCCAACGTCTGTTCTATGCCCACCTGCATGTCGGGGTCTTCCTTTTTGCGCTCGTTGTACCAGACAAAGCCACGTTCCCAAAGCGGACTGACCGCCTCGATACGCTGGATTTTGTCTGGTTTCTTTCGCTTGTCGGGCATGATGGGCAGCTGGTAGCCCCGCAGTTCACCTTCAACGGCAAACTCGTCGAGAATGACGTCCTGCATGAAGTTCGCTTCCATGAAGAACTGAACAGCCACCGTGTTGCGTGTACGCTCGTAGAGGTCGTATAGCCATCGAACCATCTCGCTGACTGTTGCCTGTCGCACGAAACTGTCTATGAGATGCAGTTCCGAGCCAATCTTTCCCCATAGGCGGGAAGCCTTGTAGTCGTTGGAGGTAGTTGATTTGAACGACGGGTCGGTGTAACACACCAGCATGTCGTACTTTTCGAGCTTTGGGAGCCGCTTGTATCGAATCCACTCGGCCCGGAAGATCGTACCGTCGACGACAGGGTTGTGCATCATCTCCTTCTCCCAGGCCCGATAGCCCACGAAGTCGCGGTAAGCCTGTGCCTCCTCTTTGGTCCATTTCTCCTTCCATGCTGGTTCCCCGTTACGGTCGACCGCTACGATTTTAGAAAGGAACACCCCCTTTGTACGTGAGATATTGTAGAGTACAGAGTTCTTGCTGATGAGGTTGCCCACCATAATGAAGCGTCCACGGCCCACGTCGAGCGCCCCGAAGAGCGCCTCCTTCACCCAGTCGGTGAGGTCGTGTACGCGTTTGTCGTTGCGGCAGAGTTCATCATCGTCAAGGTCGTCGATAACGATGTAGTCGGGGCGTGATTCACGGTCGCGCAGGCCACGCGGCGACTGTCCACGACCGCAGGCAAGGAACTTCACGCCGCTCTTTGTCTTGAACTCGCCCTCCTGCCAACCGCCATCGTTCTTCTGTTGTCCGAAGTCGGCGATGAGACGCTGGTTGTATTCCAGTTCCGCTTGAATATCTCCAAGCAGTCGGTCGGCATTGTCCTCCGACTTTCCGACAACCACCATAAAGTTGATAAGCCGCTTCGGTTGGAACATCAACCAGAGCGGCGTGAATACATCAAGGTGTGTCGACTTGGCGTGCCCGCGCGGCCACATGAATACAGCCTTCAAGTCGGGCGTGTTTCGGACCTTGCGTGCAGCTTCGTTGTGGAACGGAGCGTTGTGAATGGTGCGTATGACCTCGCCGGTCGTCTTGTCACGCAATTGCAGGAAGTGTGGAAAGTAATACTCGCAGAATGCTGCGTAGTTGTTGAGCAAGCGTTTGATACGCATGTCCCTTTCTGCTGGCGTTTCGCTTTTCAGGAGTGACGTGTCCGTAATGGCTTGTACTTGCCGGCATCGCTCTTTCCACTCCTCGTATGCCTTTTTCTTTTCTGCTGCTGTTGCCATAGGCTGCCTCCACTATTTTATTCCCATCTGTTCTGTGATGTACAAGTCCTGGTACTTGTTGATTACACGCATCAGTTCGGGAGTCACCTCCGGGTCAGTCTGCGAGCGGTACTCCAGCCACTTGGAGAACGCCATGAACACCTCAATGGCGTCCACCACATTAGCCTTCTTGTCGAGTTTCTCAATGACCGACGAGAGTTTAGCCAGCTTGTCGCCAAGTCCTGCAATGAGTGCAGGGTCGTCGGAGTCATTTACTTGTGTAATGAGTGTGTCGATTGTGAGCAACAGTTTGTTCACCAGTTCGGGGCGTGTGATGTTCTTTGCGGCACGCGCCTCTTTCCACCCCTCGGCTGAGCACCATTTGGATATGGTGACGCGCGACACGTCCACCTTCTCCGCAATCTCCTGCTGCTCCATGCCCGAGAGATAGAGCGTGCGTGCCAGCGATTTGATTTTATCCAAATCCTTTTTCGTTCTGCGATTGGTGCGAGCCCCATCGCTCTCACTCATTCGGATTTTCTTTTTTTCAATATCTGCCTTTGTCATGTTGATAAGGTTTTTGTTCGTTCACATCAGGGCACACCACGCCCTGATTTAGCTATGCTGAACAGTGGCTGCGCCTCGGCATAGCATTCGAATATGATTCGATGCTCTGCGCTCAGCTTGCGCACTGTTTCTTATGCAAAAGTGCCACGATTTCGGTGGCTCTCCAAAAAAGTGTGCAATGGTTGCATAGAAGTGTGCAACCATTGCACGCTTTTTTGGCGGACAGACAATTACCTCGTAATATTGCAGTCGATAACTGCGATGATTGGCTGCGCTCGGCATAGCTCAAGCAAGCTTGGCTCTGCGCTCACTTGCACAATCATTGCGGTCGCAAACCGGGCAATGCAGCCCAGAAAACGACAATGATATGAGTAAAGGAAAACGCGTAAGAATAACCAACGACAGCCTGAACAGCTACGGCACAAGAGTGCTGACAGCTGGCATGAACGTGGAGCAGTATCAGCGCAACCCCGTGCTGCTGTATATGCACGAGCGTGGTAATGTGATAGGCTATGTGAAAGACCTGAAGGTGGAGAATGGTGAAGTGACCGGCGAATTGATGTTTGACGAAGCATCTGAATTATCCATACGCTGTAAGAAGCAGTATGAGTTCGGCAGTCTGAAGATGGTAAGCGCAGGGCTTGACATATTGGAGACGAGTGAGGACCCCGAACTGCTTGTGCAGGGTCAGACCAGTCCTACCGTCACCAAGAGCAAACTGTTTGAAGTCAGTTTGGTGGACATCGGAGCCAATGATGATGCCATCGTGCTGCAGAAGGACGGCAAAAAGATTACTCTCGGCAAGGACAGCGAGTGTCCCTTGCCAATGTTGAACAATAATAATCAAAAACAAATGGAACAGAAACAGTACGCCCTGCAGTTGGGCTTGCCGGAAACGGCGACAGATGCGGAGATCACCGCCAAGCTCAGCGAGCTGAATGCCGCTAAGCAAGAGAACGAGAGACTCCAGAAGGAGAAGGAGAGCCTCACGCTTGCCAGTATCACTGCCGTTGTGGAGAAAGCAGTCGGCGAGAAGCGTATTGGTACAGACAAGAAGGACGAGTTCATCAACCTGGGCAAGGAAATTGGGCAGGAGAAGTTGGAGCGCATCATCTCTGCCATGTCGCCACAGATGAAGCTCAGTGCCGTTGTCGGCCACCATGGTGGAGCTCCAACCCAGCAGCCTGCCACATACAAGAAACTGAGCGATGTGCCGTTTGCAGAGCTCCTGACACTCCGCAAAGAACAGCCCGAGGAGTATAAGCGACTCTACAAGGAGGAGTACGGCATGGAGTGTGAACTTTAAGTAGGTGTTCAAATTTATTTAATACAATCATTAGGTGTCATTTTCACATTTTGAACACCTTACTTAGTACAAACCAATAATACAAAAAGAATGAAAACAATTTTGACCATGATTACGGCTTTGCTGTTCAATGCGTTTACAGGAGCTGTGTTCGGTATGGCTTTGGGCGTGTCGCCCGTGGCAGGTGCAGTGGGTGCCAATGCCATTGCATTAGCCGTGAGCGGTGCAATGCCAGTGGGCGTGGCACGCGAGGGCGTGCTGAAGGAGATTTGGACTGGCGAGTTGGTTAAGTCCTTGCGTGAGTTCCTCGATGGAACTTGGCTTGATGGCATTCCCGACAATTCAAGCATTGTTGACAATGATGTGATACACTTGGTGGAGGTAGGCGTTGACCCTGACGTGCTTGTCAACAACACCACCTACCCAATCCCCTTACAGGCACTTGACGACAAGGACATTGCCATTCAGCTTGACAAGTTCCAGACCAAGGTGACCCCTATCACCGATGATGAGTTGTACGCTATCAGCTACGACAAGATTGCCCGAGTGAAGGAGAGCCATTCAAACGCCATCAACGATGCCAAGTTTGCCAAGGCAGCACATGCGCTCTGCGCCCAGAAGCATACAGCCAAGACCCCAGTGCTGACCACCACCGGCGAACGTGATGCTGCTACTGGTCGTCTCAAAATGACCGTCAAGGACCTGCTTGCGATGAAGGCAGCCCTCGACAAGTTGGGCGTTCCGACCACCAACCGTCGCCTCGTATTGTGTACCGACCATGTGAACGACCTCTTGGAGACCGATCAGCGTTTTAAGGAGCAGTACAACATCGACCGCAACACCGGCAAGGTGGGTAAGCTCTACGGCTTTGACATTTATGAATTTGCCAATACCCCTTATTACACATCCAATGGAGTGAAGAAGGCAGTCGGCGACAAGGGAGATACCGCAGGTGATTTCCACTGCTCATTTGCATTCTATACACAGCGTGTGTTCAAGGCTACTGGCTCCACCAAGATGTACTGGAGTCCTGCCGAGAACGACCCTGAGTACCAGCGCAACAAGGTGAACTTCCGCCACTACTTCATCTGCATGTTCAAGAAGGCAGACGCAGGTGTCGTAATGACCAGCGGATATAAAGCTGAAGCGTAATGGCGAGAATGAAGTATTTAGTCCTACACTGCACAGCCACCCCTGAAGGTCGTGAGGTAACTTCGAATGAGATACGCCACTGGCACACTGACCCGGTAAGCAAGGGTGGGCGTGGCTGGAAGCAGGTAGGCTATACCGACCTGATACACTTGGACGGCAAGGTGGAACGCCTTGTCGATAACAACGAAGATGCGGAGGTGGACCTTTGGGAGGTGACCAATGGCGCGAAGGGTTACAACAGTGTGAGCCGCCATGTGGTGTATGTTGGTGGTTTGGCCAAGGACGGCAAGAGCGCCAAGGATACGCGCACGCCTGCGCAGCTGAAGGCGATGACGGACTATGTGCGTAACTTTCATGAGCGTTTTCCGCAGATAAAGATTGTAGGTCATTGCGACCTTGCTGGCGTGAAGAAGTCGTGTCCGAGCTTTGATGTGGGCAAGTGGCTTCAGTCAATAGGCGTGTATCAATAATAGCGCGTTGGCGGAATTCGTGAACAAGTTGACAAGTTGACGGGTTAACAGGTAAGTTTGCCAAGCTTTTTAAGTTTCCTGTCATTCTGGCTTTAACATAATAAGTGGTGTAAAGCATACTTACTTGTTAACCTGTCAACTTGTTAACCCGTTAACCTGAAATTCCGCCAACGGGTCAACAGTAAAAATATGAATGGCATGAATATCAGTGAAGTTCTGAACGTTCTCCTTGGTGGAGGTTTGGTTGCTACCCTTGTTGCGATAAGCACGCTTCGGGCTACCATAAGGAAAGCGAAAGCGGAATCGATGAAGGCTGAAGCCGATGCCGAGACGGTGCGCATGGACAACACCGAGCATGCCACCCGTATATTGGTAGAGAACATTGTGAAACCATTGAAGGAAGAACTAAATGAGACAAGAAGATGCCTTGATGCCTCGAAGCGCGAGATGGCGCGTCTCAGGAAAGCTATTGACACTGCTAACAGTTGCAAGCATCATGATGATTGCCCCGTTCTTGTTGGGGTGCGCGACAAGCCGAAAAGCGAGCGTGGGCACGGTGGCAAGCGTGAAACTGGAGTGCGCGGACAGCCTGCGGAGCGAGGTTCGACGGATATGGTTGGAGGGGGTTGCGCAGGAGGAGGCGCAGCTGGAGATACCGCTGGCGGAACTGACTAATTTGCCCGAAAAGGCGGCGTTCCGTGCCAAGCGCGGACGTGCCAGCGCAACTGTGGAGAAAAGAGGTGACACCATTGTGGTGTACGCCACTTGTGACAGTCTGCAGCGGCAATGTGAGTACTATGAGCGCCAGATGGCGAGCTACAAGAAAGCATTGGCGCAGCAGAAGAATGAAGCCAGGACGGAAAAGGAACGCAGTTCAAATCCGTGGAAGATGCTTCTTATCGCTTTTATTGCCGGGGTGGCGACCGGCATAGTATTAACAAGGTTTATTATCGGCTGCACTCGGCAATTTAGGAAGGACTAGGAAGGATTAGGCGAGCTAGGAAGGACTAGGAAGGACTAGGAAGGACTAGGAAGAACTAGGAAGGACTAGGAAGGACTAGGAATACTGGGCGAGCTAGGAAGGACTGGGAATGACTGGGAAGACTGGGCGAGCTAGTGAACTTGATTGCGCTCGTTGGCACGATAATGGACAATAATAACAAGAAAGATATGGCAAAAAGTGTATTAGACGGAACTAACCTCATACTGGGTGTTGGTGGTAAGGCTTTGGGTTTTTCGACTGGTTGCAAGGTGTCGACGAGTACAGAGACCGGTGAGCGTGTGACCAAGGAGGCTGCAAGTGGTAAATGGAAGGAGAAGTATGTGAAGAGTTATTCGGAGAGTATTTCGGCAGAGGGCTGTGTGCTTACTGATGGTGACAGTGAAACTCCGACCTATGACCAGCTGAAGGAAATGCAGCTTAACGGGGAGCCAGTTGAAGCGAATTATAGCATACGTGATGGTGACAGCCGTAATGGTAAGACGACTGGTGGGTACAAAGGAAAATATATAATTACCTCGCTGGAACTTGATGGCCAGGCAGGTGATGATGCCAAGTACAGTGTTCAGCTGGAGAACTGTGGCCCGGTGACGAAGGTGAATGACGGGCTTAAGGACGTAAAAGTGGAACAGAAACCGAACCCGCAAGGGTAATGTAAAAGTAGGATATGATGATAAAGATAAGATTGAAGGGTAAGGAATATCCTTGTGGCTTTGTTATGGGTGCGTTCCTTATGTTTAAGCGTGAGACGGGCAAGGAAGTGAGCCAGATAAAGCAGGACGACCTTGAGGAGCTGCTGATGCTGATGTGGTGCTGTGTGAAATGTGCGAGCCAGGCCGAAGGTTTGGACTTTGGTCTGGACTTTGAGACCTTTTGCAATAGTATAACGCCTGATGTGCTGAATGAATGGAACGCTCGTGTGGAGCAGTCGGCTGAAAAAAAAAGGACGGTGAAGGTGTAGCCGATCCTGAGATAGAACAATTGCTCGGCATAGCGATGGGGTGCATTGGAATGAGTATGGAAGACTTTAGCCGATGCACCCCTTCGGAGTTTTATGCTACCTGGAGTGCGTGGAATGATGTCCAGCAAAGCTGTGAGCGTAGTGAGTGGGAACGTGTGCGCATGCAGTGCCTTTGCACGTTGCAGCCGTATTCGAAGAAGACGCTTAATGCTTCGGACATTATGTTATTTCCTTGGGAAGAGGATCGGAAGCCGGTGGCTGAGGAAAAGATGGATATGGAAGAAACTCTGCGCAGATACAGGGAGGCAAAGGTTGCGGCGGGTTTGAAATAGCCCTTTATTTGGCTTTGAAAAATTTAATGAGTACAGCGATTTTGGTAACGACATATAAGAATACGGGTAAACAAACCACGAGGCAAATAGCCACCGTCAGTACCGATGCGAAAGGGTGCTGAACTATGAGGTCGTGTATGGGTTTCAAGTTTGTGCTCATAAAATGTTCTAAAATGTAAGTAGGTGTTCAAAATTATTTTATACAATCAATAGGTGTCATTTTCACATTGAAAGCACATTCTCGAGACGCATCTGTTTCCTTCGGCCTCGGTCACATAGCCCGCTATGCTCCCTCACTCGAAGGAAACATCTGCGCCCCGATAATGCACTTTCAATGTAAAAATAATTTTGAACACCTACTTATCTGCTACAAAGGTAATAAAAAAATGAGGAAATGGCAAAAGAGGTCAGTTTTGTAATAAAGATAGATGACAACGGTAGTGCCAAGCGCGTTACGGCCGATGCGGAAGAACTGGGCCGTGTGATAAGGGGCGTGCAGGCTGAGAGCGAACGGCTGAAGAGTGACATTTTGACTTGGTCGCAGGCATCGCAAGCGATAGATGCCCTGCAGGACTCGATAGATGAATTGCAGGGTGTGATGGTTGACCTTAGTTCGGCCTACCAAGTGCAGCTTGTGGCAGAGACCCAGTTGGCGACGATCATGCGCCAGCGCATGAACAGTACCAATGAAGAGATACAGCGCATTAAAGATTTTTGCTCTGCACAGCAGGAATTGGGCGTGATAGGTGACGAGGTGCAGTTGAGCGGCGCTCAGCAGATGGCAACCTTTTTGAAGGAGAAGCAGAGCCTTGAGACGCTTATTCCCGCGATGAACAACCTAATAGCGCAGCAGAATGGCCTGAATGCCACCAACCAGGACGCTGTGAGCATAGGCAACATGATGGGCAAGGCGATGCAGGGGCAGGTGGAGGTGCTGCAGCGTGTGGGTGTGACCTTTGACGAGAGTCAGAAACAAGTGTTGCAGTTTGGTACTGAGAGTGAGCGTGCAGCGATGCTTGCCGAGGTGATAACAGCGAATGTTGGCAACATGAATGCGGAGCTTGCCAAGACCGATGCCGGGCAGCAGAAGCAGCTTGAGAACACGCTTGGTGACGTGAAGGAGCAGCTTGGCGGGCTTGTGCAGGGTGCGCTGCCGTTTGTGACGATAGCTGCCCAGACGATGGCGTGTGTGACGAATGCCAGCAAGTTTGCGGCCTCGTTGGCAGCCTTGAGTGCCGCCTTTTCCATTTCGTCGATTAAGGCAACGGCCTTGGCCATACATGAAAAAATAGTATCTGTAGCGCAGAATATGATGGCTGCAAGCGGATATGCGGCAACGGCAGGAACGGCAGCAATGACGGTGGCAGTAACGGCGCTGTATGCCGCTTTGACCATGGGAATATCGGTCATTATTACTGGACTTGTCGCCCTATTCAGTTCTATGGGTGACGAGGCCGATGACGCTGCTCAAGATGTGGACCTGCTGAAGGAGAGTACGGATGCCTTTGGTAATGCATCGTCGAATGCGAAGGCAGAGATAGACATGGAGATAAGTTCGCTCGGGACGCTGATAAATGGTCATAAGAATGCTTCGAAAAAGGTGAGCGAGCTGAACCGTAAGTATGGCGAGAGTTTTGGCTATCACCGTACTGCCGCGGAATGGTATGACACGCTCATAGCGAAGAGTAAGGTGTATTGCGAGCAGGTGGGTTATGAGGCGCAGGCGAAGGTGCTTGCATCGCAGATAGCTGCGAAACAACTTGAAAAGGAAAGCAAGGAAAGTGAGCGTTACCAACTGGGGCAGCAGTACTGGGACGGGAACGGCCACATACACTACAACTATGAGAATGCTGCAGGTGGCAAGAACTATTATGACCAACTTGGTGGGGAGATAAACAAGCTGACAGGCGAAATCAATACTCTGCAAAAGCAGTATGACTCCGCCATAGCGCACATGGTGAGTGCTCAAAAGAAGTTGGACGCATCGAGGACGTCGGTTGATTTGTCGCGCAAGAATCTGAAAGATGTGTCGGACCAGGAATTGACGGACAACATTACTCAACTGCAAAATGAACTGAATAACACCTCGCGCAGTAATGCAGCGGAGCGGACGAGGCTGAATAAGGAAATTGGGCGGCTGAAGAAGGAGCAGAAAAGGCGTGAGGATAATGACCAGAAGCAGCAAGGTGTCAGTACCCCCCAAAAGACCCCGAAGAAGACGAAGTCCACCACAAAGGTTACGGCAAACGACACTCCCATAACAGACCCGAAAACGCTTGAAGATGTTGGCAGGAACATATCCATATATGAGGCGCGACTGAAGAAGACAAACAAGGACGATGGCGAAAAGATAAAGCTGCTGACGGGACTCATTGCCAAATACAAGGCTCTGCAGAATGCTATACAGGAGGAGATAGATGCTGCCGACCATACGGTGGCGCTTGACACGCTTGAAGGGATAGATGCCGAGATACAGTACCAACAGAAACTGCGTGGAAAGGCATCGAAGGAGAACCTTGCCAAAATAGACAAGGAGATAAAGCGTTTGAAGGACCTTAAAACAGCGTTTGAAGACAGTTCGCACGTGGCTCTTGGCATAGAGCAAATAGAGACGTATGAGCAGCTTGACAATGAGATAGCCTTTTACCAAAAGAAGCTGAAGAGCGCAACCGCTACGGAGCGCGTTGAGATACAGAAGCGCATCAAGGAGTTGGAAAGGCTTCGTGGCAAGTGGGACGATGTGCTTTCGGCAATGGATAAGCCTGCAGGCATTGGCAGTTTGAACTCGATGGAGGAACTCGACAGGGCCATATCCTATTACAGCGAGCGGCAGCGTAAGGCTTCGGATGTTGAGGTGGAGAACATACAGCGTACGATAAATGCGTTGCAAGCCAAGCGCGATGCGTTGACCCGTGTGACAGAACTCCCGGCCATGCAGCAGGAAACGGCTGAACTTGACGGGCTAAGTGGGAAACGGCTGAAGATGGAACTGGAACTCATAGGCATTGAAGGGATTAAGGACAAGATACGGTCGCTGCAGAAGATGCTTGATGACACGAAGAATCCGCTTGGTGAAGAACAACGCAAGGAGGTAACAAAACTTATTCAGACATGGGGCAAGTATGAGAAAGTTCTGAAGAAGAGCAGTGTCAAATTCAGCGAAGCGTGGGCTGGTATAAAAGGCATTGGCGGTGGTGTTGAGAGCATAACTGATGCTTTGAATGGTAACGGCAATGCCTGGCAGATGATAACGGGTGTGGTAGATGGTGCCATACAAATATACGATGGTGTAAAGGGTGTGATACAGATAATAGACGATCTGAGTGCTGCCCTAGGGATATCGAATGCTGTGACCGCTGCAAGCGGAGCGGCAGCGGCCACAGCAGCCTCGGCAAAAACGGCGGCAGCGCCTGAGGAGGTGGCGGCCGTAAAGGCAGAGGCGATGGCGTACCGCGAGCTTGCAGCTTCGGAATTTATGGCTGCACATGCTTACATTCCGTTTGCAGGTGCTGGTATTGCTGCTGGCTTTATAGGCATGATGCAGGGGCTTGTAGGTTCGGTTGCCGTGACGCCGTTTGCGAATGGCGGTATTGTGTATGGGCCGACCCTGGCGCTGATGGGCGAGTATGCCGGAGCGAAGAATAACCCGGAGGTGATAGCACCGCTGAACAAGCTGAAGTCGCTTATTGGTAATAATGGCGGCGGTGGCGGCGTGTACGAGCTGAAGGTGAAAGGCAGGGATCTTGTGGCGGTGCTTGCCAACGAGACGAGAATAAACAGGAAAGGAACGAACATCAAAATATAAGGAGCATGTATCTGCACGGACATTTTTACAACCAAAAGGAAGAGCGCATCGAGGTGCATATACTGACTGGTGGTGACAGGACAAAGGAAACCGTCATTGGTGAGAAGAAGGAGGGTGACCTGTCGTTTACAGATGACCCTGTGGAACTGACGAGCCAGGTGAACGATACGTTTGACCACTTGCTGTGCCAACAGGCTACTGTACGCCTCCTGGCGCGGAACTTTGTGCCTGACTTTTTTTGTGCCTCATGCCGTGACGCTGTGGTGAACATCTACCGTGAGGGGAAATGTCTCTTTGCAGGATTTATCGAACCGCAGAGCTATTCGCAGGGCTATAACGAGGAGTTTGACGAGATTGAGTTGAGCTGCATCGATGCGCTGACGGCATTGCAGTATGCTAAATATCGTGATGTGGGTTCGCTCGGTGTGCTGTACAATGTGGTAAAGGCGGAGGCTGAACAACGCACATTCTTGGCGATGCTGAAAGAAATATTGGGCGGTGTGACGGCTGCGCTTGATATTGTGGGTGGTAATGTGATGCGCTACCTGTACGATGGGAGTAAGGCTGTGGATAGTGTGGTTGGTAACCGGTATGCGATATTTGGCCAGCTGACGGTGAGCGAGTTGCTTTTTCTTGGTGAAGAGGAGGATGACGTGTGGCAGCAGGACGAGGTGTTGGAGGAGATACTGAAGTACTTGAACCTCCACATTGTGCAGGATGGGTTCACGTTTTATCTGTTCTCATGGGAGAGCGTGAAGGGCGACGAACGCATCTGCTGGCGCGATTTGCTGACTGACGCAATCGTGACGACGGCCCGGCAGACAACGGACATTGTGACAAGTTTGGTGACAGACACGGATACGACGATAAGCGTGGGCGAGGTGTACAATAAAATTATGCTGACAGCCAAGGTGGAGCGTATGGAGAGTGTGATAGAGAGTCCGCTTGACAACGATCTTCTGAAAAGTCCATTCAGCAACAAGCAGAAGTACATGACGGAATACAGTTGTGACGCTAAAAACTTGAATAAGTCGATTGATGCCTTTGTTGCTATGACTCACGGACGGGAGACAAGTTTTAGTGGTGGCTGCGTGACAGACTGGTATGTGCAGATGAAGAACAACAGCCAATGGCTGTTCCCAAAGAGCGGGAGTGGTAACCTGATGGAGGAATACTGTAGTGAGGGGCGAAACCAACATGCGCTGCCGAACTGGTTGGCGAAGAACCAGGGTGCTGCCATCATGGCACTTGGCAAGGTGGAGAAGAAGACGGACGCAAAGGACAACTCTCTGACACCGAAAGTGGAAATGACGAACTACCTGGTGGTGAGTGTGAACGGCAACTGTGACGACAAGGAGGCAACCACCTATCCGAATGCTGACTCGCTAAAGGCAGGCATGCCGAGGGCTGTGTATAACGGCAGCATGACGGGTGGTGTGTTTTCGCCTACAGACGAGGGCACGACGAACTACATTGTGCTGAGCGGAAAACTGGTGCTGAACCCTGTGATGGCTTTGAGTGATACTTACAAGGCTATATACAACTATGACGGTGGGGAAGGTATAGATAAATGGATTGGCATGTTGGTGCCGAGTCGAGAGAAAGGTGGGCGATACTATACGCAGCAGTGGTGGAAGGCTGCTGCGCCGAATGAGAAAGCGGTGTGGGACACGGATACAGTGCGTGGCTTTGTTCCGTTCACAGATACTGGGCCTCAGTTGTATGAGTTCAAGTATAGTGCCATTGGGGACCACGGCGACCACATATCGAAGGTGGGTGTGCTGGCATGTATGCTGATAATAGGTGATAAGTGTGTGGTGGAGAAAGGCACTGCTGGACAGGTGACGGACTTTGAGTGGCGTAAGTATAAGACGCTGGCAGAGTGTAAGGACGAGGACGAATACTATGAGCAGTGCTTTACGATAGGGTTTGACCCGAAGATTGGTGATAAGATAGTTGGCACAAAGTTTGACCTGCAAAACAACGTGAACTATGAGCTCGGCATCGATGCAGAGGGTATAGCGATACCAATCAAGAAGACAGATAAAGTGAGCGGTAGGGTTAAGTTTATGATCCTGGGACCAGTGAACGCATTGTGGGACGTGGTGACGCGACGGCACAAGACGTGGTTCAGACACACGAAATGGAACAGTACAACGATACCACTGCTGGCACACGTGAGCAGCATCATGGTGGAGCAGTTTGAGGTGAAGATATACAGCGACAATGGGCTGGTGAACAACACGGGTGATAATGACTTGGTGTATATGAGCGACACAAAGGAGAGCTTTGTGAACGTGAAGGATGACATCGAAATGAAGATAAACTCGGGGCTGACAGCAGCGGAGTGCCAGGCGCTGGACGTGACGGACAGCGTGAAGATGAGCACCCCATTGAACACGCTGACAGGAGAGGGATTGTTGGCGGTATATGACTATTCGAGGGGTATGAGCGCTAAGCCTGAGCAGCTGTATGTGGACTACTACTACAAAGAGTGGCATGCGCCAAGGGTGGTTATGACGCAGAAATTGACGGATACAGATGGTGGCATTGTGAGTTTGTTCGCTCACTATCGCCACCCCATGATGGATAAGACCTTCTTCGTGCAGGGCATCAGTCGCAATCTTGAGGAAGGATATGCAGAAATGACACTAAAGGAATTTGAGCAATGATAGACATCAAGGTAATAAAGAAACCAAAAAACGAGGGCAGCACGTCGGCCCTGCGGACGGGTGGCACTGCTTATGGCGGCATGGCAGTGAAAGAGGCTGCGCACGCGGCCAAGGCAGACCTGGCAGAGGTGGCGAAGGAGGCTGTCCATGCCACGGACAGCGATCATGCTGTGAACGCAGATGAAGCGAAACACGCCCTGGAAGCAGACCATGCCAAGGAGGCAGACAATGCAAACAATGCAGACAAGTGGGATTATCGTGAGTTTGACGACTATCTAAATCAGCCGGTGAGAAAGACTGATGGTGTGACGTTTGGCTCTGTGACCTCGGACAGCATAAGGAGCGCTGGGCAGTTTGTGGACGGAATGCTTGGTGCTGGTTTCCAGTTGTGGAAAGGTGAGGACGGACGCACTTACCTGACGGTGGACAAACTGACGGTGAGGCAGACGATGGCCGTGATGGAGCTGCTCATTGAGAAGGTGAGGAGTGTGGGTGGCCTGATATGCGTGAGCGCGGCTAACGGACGCATCAAGACCGTGGAGAAATCGGGCGAGCGCTATCTTATCACCTTCGAGCAGGAGAATATGTTTGTACAGCACGACCTGGTGCGCTGCCAGACGTTTACGGGCAAGGATATGCGGAGCTACTGGGTGGAAGTGGCCGATGTGACGGAGGCCGGTATCGTGGTGGCGAAGGAGGAGTTTGAGGGCGTGGAACCGAAGG